CGGGCGTAGCTGGCGTCGGTCGCCTCGTCGGCGGAGACGTCCGCGACGAACTGCTGGACGCCCGGGTCGGGCGTGTAGGTCGAGAGGAGGAGCATCCAGCGGTAGTTCGCATTGTCGAGGCCCGGCCACGACGGGATTCCCTGCGGGTAGACGAGATCGGCGCCCATCGAGAGACCAGGCTACGGGCTGACGTCGACGGGAGTCGGGACCACGCCGACCTGCTGAACGCCGACCACGATCGAGTAGGCGCCACCGGGCTCGCGCCGGGTCGCGCTCTTGATCGTGAGCGCCGCGTAGATCCGGTCTCCGTCCTGCGTGAGCAGCGCGACGTAGGGGAGCCCGGCGCCGCTCTCCGATGGGTTGAACGCCCGGATGCGGTCGAACACGGCGAGGCCGGGCGTCGCCGCCTGGACGGTCCCTCCCTGGCCGCCCTCGGCGGCGAGGAGGAGGCTCGTCTCGAACGACAGCCCGCGCTTCTCGATCCCGCCGAACTGGATGGGGTAGTCGCGGCCCTGGAAGTAGCGGACCTCCTCGTCGGCGTTGAAGTCGTACTCGCGGACGCCCTCGACGTCGTCGTCGGCCCAGGTGTTGAGGCTCGGGTCGACGTTCGTCGCGATGAAGTAGCCGCAGCAGGACATCGTCGGGATCGCCGACTCCTCACTCGACCAGTCGGACGGAGCCTGGTCGGCGCGACGGACCCGAATCCGGTAGAGCACCGTGGCGTTCCGGAGGCTCTCCCAGTCCTCCATCGCCTCGACGCTCTCGTCCGTGATGTTCGCGATCCGGCGCCAGACGCCGTCGTCGTTGCGGTCGACCTCGTAGCGGAGGAAGTCGGCGCCGAGTGCCGTCGCCGTCCAGGAGAGGGAGACGCCGTCGACGCAGTCCGTCTCTCCGATCGCCGAGGCGAGGAAGTCCGCTGGAGCGTCCGGCTGGGTCTGAGCGATCAGGCAGGCGTCGAGATCCTCCTGGCGCGCGCCGTCGATCCAGGCGGCGTCGACCGTCCCGCCGAACGTCGCATCACCGACGTCGGCCGGAGGGCCTCCGAGCGTCCCGACGAGCTGAGGAGAGAGAACCTGTACTCGCCAGCCGGAGCCGGGAGTCGCCGTCGAGGCGCACCGGATCTGCCGCTGAGTCGCGGCGCCGATGTTCCCTCCGAACGGGCCCTCGACGATCTGCCAGGCGTCGCGCGGCTCGACGAGATCGTCCGGCGCGATCGTGAGCGTCGGTCCGGTCTGGACCCCAGCGCCGTTCGTGAGGCGGATCGTGAGATCGCCGTCGGCGTCCGTCGCTTCGAGGCGGACGAGAGCCCTTACCCAGGTGTAGTCGTCGGCGCCGACCGTCGTGATCTCCTGCCAGACCTCCTGGGCCGAGTTGACCAGCGTCCAGGTCTCGTCGATCCCGAGCGCCGGGACGTCGTCGTCGTTGCAGTGGGCGTAGGGCTGCGAGTCGTCCGACGTGTTCCCGAGGTCGTCGATCAGGAGGAAAGCCGGGAGGGTCGTCTCGCCGTCGGACGAGTATCCGGCCGGGTAGCCCGTGTCCGGGCTGATGAGCACGTCGCAGGGCGTCAGGTGATCGACGGGAGGGACGTCGCCGGAGTCGAGGTAGCGCCACGATACGGTGCCCTTGCCGTAGCGGCGGCGGATCACGACGAGGTACTCCGTCCCGTTTACCTTCGCCCAGGGACCCGAGCCGTCAGGGAGCGCCAGCGGAACCGAGTTCCAGCCGAGAGACGCCGTCGCGTCCGTGAGGATTCCGACCGCCTCACGCGGGTCGGCGAGCTCATCCGTCGTCTCGATGATCAGCCAGCCCTGGAGCACGGCCGGGAGATCGTTCGCCGATCCGGTCGGCGCGAGCGTCCACCCGGCCGACGATCCACCGACCGCCGTGTCGAACTGCTCGACGTCGGCGACCGTCCAGGAGCCCTTGGTCACCGGGTTCGCCCACCACGTCGCTTCGAGGTAGTGGCCTCCGGCGCGCTCGCCGCTCTTCGTGTCCGTCTCGCCGTTCGCTCGCTGACCGTCGACGACGAGGAACGGCGTCACCTGGCAGCCTGCGTTCTGGACGCCCTCGGCGACGTACTCCTGCACGTAGGCGGCGAGCGTGACGCGAGTGATCCTCTTCCCGGTGAGCGTGCCCTGGATACCGGCGAACCCGAACGCCGCCTCGCAGCCGAGCCCGTAGATCGGGAACAGGAACTCGTCATTGTCGACGGGCTGTCCCGAGTTCGGCCAGGTGCCCTTCCCGGCGTAGAGCGCGGCCGGGTACGAGTCGATGCCCTGATGGATCGAGAGCGAGCCCGGGCTCGTCCCGGACGGAGCGAACGCTCCCCAGGCGAACGCGTCCCGGTTGAACGTCGTCGAGTCCGGGATGTGAGCGGTCGTCGTCCTTCCGAGCACGCCGAGGTCCGCTGCCTGGTAGACCTCGCACTCCCAGCCGGAGCCTCGATCGTCGTCGAGGTTCGCGACGGCGGAGAGGTAGACCTGGATCTCTTCGATGTCCTCCGTCGCCTGAGCGTCGAGGAGGAACGCTCCGGCGATCCCGGCGCTCTTGAGCCCGACGGCGGCGCGGATCGAGGGATACCACTCCGGGCCGAGCGTCTCCGGGCTGTTCGGGTTGAACGTCATGAGATCCGGGCCTCCAGCTTCACGGTCGCCTCGTCGACGAACGCCGAGGCTAGGGCCCGGGCAGCAGCGTCGGCTTCCTGCGGCGTCGCCCCGGCGCCGACGCTCACGGAGAACGAGAGATTGCCGAACTGGACGAGCGTCCCACCGGCCGCTGCGGCGGCCGCCGTGGGCGATCCGGCCGTGAGGTCTGCCTGGAGCTGCTCGGCTGCGACGGCGCGCGCCGCTCCGGCGACGACCGACTCAGCGGCCGAGACGACGTCCTGCGCGGAGCGGTCGAGGCCGAGAGCGAGACCGGCCGAGAGTTCGTCGCCGAGCCCGGCGAACAGCGTGGAGGGCGACCGGATGCCCGCCTCGTCCTTGATCGCCGCCTCCATCCGACGGACCGCCTCCCGGGCTTGCTCTTCGAGGCCGGGCAGGTTGTCGAAGAGGCCCGTGCCCATCCCGAACGCGAGCGCGGCGCCGATCGACTCGCCAGTCGACCCGGCCGTGGCCTTCGCCGGGTCGATGACGCCCGCCTCTCCGAGCTTGCCGGTCATCTCGGCGACCTGCTCCTCCGTCACGCCGGAGAAGTCCATGCCGAGGCCGAGCTGGGTCGAGACCTCGTTGCCGAGCTGCGACGCCGCGGCCGACGAGCCTGAGATCGAGGAGCGGAGGTCCGTCTCGATAGCGGAGATCGCTCCCTTGTTCGCCACGATGGCCTTCTCCAGCTCGGTCTGGACGACCTCGCCCGACGCGAGGAACGTCTGAGCGAACGCGCCCGCCGCCTCGGGTCCCTTCTCCTGGAGGAGCGCTGCGACCTCAGGGAACTTCTGGCGGATCGTGTCGATGTTCGCCTGGAAGGTCAGCGCCGAGAGCGTCGCAGCGTTCAGGTTGTTCGCCAGGGACTGCGGGTCCGTCGGGCTCGTCGCCTCGTTCAGATCGTCGAACACGGTGGAGACCGTCGGGATCTTCGAGACGGCGTTCGCGACGAACGCGTCGATAGCCTGCTGGCTCGCCTGGATGAACCCGGTCGCCGTCTGCACGTCGACGCCGAGCGCGAGCGCCGCCTGGGCCGCCTGCTGCTCGGTCACGGCGCCGGAGGCGACCGCCTGGGTCAGCGCCGTCCACGCCGCGGCGTTCGAGCCGAGCGTCGCGTTGCTCGCCGCCTGCTGCTCCGTCGTCACGGCCTGCTGCTGAGCGAGCACCTGGAGGCGGTTGGTGTACGAGTCGACGCCGAACTGCTGCTGAGCCTGAACGCCGATCGCTGCGAGCTGCTCGTCGGTAAGCCCTTGCTGGGCTGCGATGAGGTCGTAGTTCGCCTGGGCCTGCGCCTCCGTCTGGGTCGTGAGATCGATGAACCCTCGGAGGAGCGAGTCTCCGGTCACGACCTGGGTGCCCTCCGTGTTGAGGAGCGCAGTCAGGGAGCCGTCGAGGTTCTTGATGTCCTCCGCCGACTGCTCGACGCCGCCGACGTTGATCTGAACCTGCCCGGCCTTGATCGCCTGGGCCGTGAGAGCCTTGAGACCGGCGTCGAGGTTGCCGCTCTGGGTGGCGAGCTCATCGAACGAGATGCCGGTCCGTCGGAGCTGGTTCAGGAGCGCCGGGTCGCCTGCGAACTTCGACTGCGTGAGGACGTACTCCTCGAACCCGGCGCGGGCGTCGGCGAGGCTCCCGGCGAGTTCGTCGACGGAGCCGATCGTCGCCTCGACGTTCTTGGCGTACTCGCGCTGGGCCTCCGCCGCAGAGGAGGACGCCTCGTCGATGAGCCCGAGCTGAGCGCCGAGGTCGATCAGCGGCTGGATCAGATCGGAGACAACCTCGCCCGTCTTGGTGACGAGGAGCGAGATCACGTCGACGACGGCACCGAGGGCGAGAGCGGCGCCCTCGGCGAAGAAGCCGAGGACGTTTCCGAACAGCTCGGCGAGCGGCTGGATGAGCCGGAGGAGCGGCTGGACTGCGCCGACCAGCGCGCCGAAGAGCCCGACGATCGACTCGAAGAGCGGGCCGAGACCTTCGAGCGCCGGACCGAGGATCGACGTGATCTGCACGGAGACGTTCTCGAAGAGCGGCGTCAGCGAGGAGACGATGTCGGCGAACGTGTTGAGGACGCCGCCGATCAGCGGCTGGAGAGCGGAGAGCGCCGCGTCGAGGATCGGCGCGAACGCGGCGGCGAGCGCGCCGAGGACGTTCGCCGCGGACTCGGCGATCGGGAGGAGCGAGTCGAGGATGCCGAGGACCGGGGCGATCAGCGGCTGGCCGAGAGCCGTCGTGAACTTGGCGAACTCGGCCTGCATCGACCGGAGCTGGATGATCGGGCTCTCGGCTCCCTTCGCGATATCGGTCTGGAGGGAGTCGCCGTAGCGTTCCGCTGCGATCGCTGCGCCCGCCGCCGCCTTGTCGAACTGGGTCAGCTCGGCGGCGGTCCGCTTTCCGGTATCGGCGAGGGCCCGGGTCTCGATCTCGGCGGACGTGAGCGTGATGCCGAAGTTCCCGGCGAAGCGGCCGCCTCGGGCGAGCGCCGTCGACAGCCGATCGGCGACGTCGCCGACGGAGCCGAGGTTCGGGTTCAGCGCCACCGCTCGGGCCGACAGAGCGGTGAGCTGCTCGGAGGCGAGCGCGATGTCCTCGGCGGATCGACCCGAGGACTGGCCGAGCTGCCCGAACGTCGAGAGGACGTTCCGGACCTGCGACGTCGAGGAGCCGAGAGAGAGGTTCAGGTCGGCGAGGCTCTGATCGAGCGTCCCGACGTTGACGTTGTTGACCTCGGAGGAGAGTTCGCCGAAGGTCTGATTGAACCGCTCGGTCGCAGCGTTAGCGTTGACCGCCGAGTTGAAGAACTTGTCACCGGCCGCCGTGACGACGCCGATCGCCGCTCCCGCGGGGAGGGCGACTCCGGGCACCTTCGAGAGGGCCCCGGAGGCGGCGCCGAGCCCTCCGGACCCGGAGAACGTCGCGAGCCCTCCCGCTGCGGCGATGGCGCTGTTGCCGACGTCGTCGAGGCTCTGAGATGCCTGCTGGGCGTCCGTCGTCGTCGTCGAGAGACCAGACGTGTCGGCGACGACCGGGACGACCTGAGGCTCTCCCGTGACAGCCTCGATCTCCGCGGAGAGCTGCGAGGTGTCCGCCTCGACCGGGATGGTCGAGGCGATCCCGGCGAGGGCCTCGTCGATCGACCCTCCGAACGCCTCGACGTCCGCCTCGATCGGGACGATCGTGTCGGCGCTCTCGACGGCCTCGACGATCGACTCGGAGACCGAGGAGGCGTCGCCCTCGATCGTGACGGTCGCGAGCCCGGCGAGGGCCTCGTCGAGTTCCGTCCGGAACGAGGAGACGGCGTCGGTCAGGGCGGAGCCGAGACTCTCGACGGCGTCGAGCGCCGCACCGATGTCGAGGGATACCTCGTCACCGATCGGCATCAGCTAGCCGCCTCGGAGGAACCCGGCGACCATGCCGACTCCGGCGCCCTTCGGCGCGGCCGCTTCGGGCTCGGGACGTTCACCGCGAGCGGCGGCGCGTCGAGCATCGAAGAGGCTCTTGGAGCGGGCGAGACGATTCCCGGGAAGAGCGGAGCGGGCACCGCGTGATGGTACACCGCGCCCGCCTCGACGGGAGGGTCCTCTCTCCGCTTCGAGCTGGAGCTGGCGCTCCTCGAACTCGGCCTCTGACTTCTCCCGGAGCGCGTCCGTCCACGCCTTCCAGTAGTCCGGGTGGCGATGCTGGCCGAGGACCGAGCGGAGCTGATACCAGTCCCAGCGGTCGACCTGCTCGGGCCCGAACCCGCGCTCCGCCATCGCCCGGTAGACGTCGGCGAACATCTCTAGATCGCGGCCAGCAAGAGGGCCTGGAGGGAGGGAAGCGATCAGCTCCGGGTCTGGAGTGCCGAGAGCGCGCCCTGAAGTTGCCGGGTCGCCTTCGCTGCTTCCTGCTGGCTCGGGCTCCCACCAGGCCCCCAAGGGATCTGGAGCCAGACGCGCCGGGTCTCGGCGGTGAGCTGCGGGCCGAGGAGCCAGGACGGGAGATCGTCGTCGTCCTCCGGGAGCGTGGCGCCGTCGGTCTCCAGCGTCGAGATCACCCGTCGCCACCACCCGAGGAGCGCCTCCTCGGCGTGACGTTCGGCGGCGCGGCGCTCGGAGCGGAGCGTCGCGGCCGTGAGCCCGTTCGGGTCCGGGTCGCCCGCGGCGGCGGCGTCGGCCGCGGCCCGGACCTTCTCGTTGAACTGCGTCTGCTCGTCGGCGATCTCTTCGAGACGCTCGACGAACTCTCGCTGCTCGCCGATCGTCGGGCGGCGGAGGCGGAACCTCTCGCCGCCGATAACGGCCTTGATCGTCCCGTTGCTCTGTGGCTCCCAGCGGTCCTCGGGTACGGGCTTGTCCTTCGCCATGCCCGACCTCCTTCTCTCGTTCCCGGGTAGGTGCGGGCGATCGTAGCCGCGGCGAGGGCCCGGAGCACGAACCCGGTCAGCCGAGAGTGAGGGTCACGGTCCAGTCCCACCCAGCGATCGCTCCCTGCGGGCCGAGAGGGACCGCAGCGCCCCACTGAACGGCCCAGCAGTCGGCGAACGGAGGCGAGGCGAGGACGGCGCCCTCGATCGCTCCGAGGTCGACGAGGAGGCCGTGAGCGGCGTCGTCCATCGCCGAGACGGTCGGAGGGCCCGAGTCGGAGAGCGCCGGGTGGCAGCGGACGAGCTGAGCGTGAAGAGCGACCTGGAGCTGCGACTGGCCTCGAACCCTCGACGACTGGTCCTGCCGGACGATCGTCGACGCCGCGTGGACCGTGAGCTGGTCGGCCTCGCAGAGGTCCCAAGCGGGCGGACCGTGCGAGACGAACTGGCGGGACGGCGCGCCGTTCCCGTACGTGTCGAGTGCGAGAGCGACGGCGCCGAGGAGGTCGTCGCAGGCATCGGCGATCAGCTGAGGGTCGGGCGGCGAGCTCATCGCTGCGCGACCCTGTCAAGGAGTTCCGGCCACTCAGCGAGAGCGGAGGCGAACCAGCCATCATGCTTGTGCGATCCCGGATGGTTCACCCGGGCGAACGTCGCCATCCCGCCGATCTTCGGCCAGTAGAAGTGGAGGGCCTTGGACGGGCGGCCGGGCTCGATGACGTGAGGCTCGGTCCCTCGCTCCGTGTACTCCGCCTGCGGCGCCGTGTAGGTGATCGCGGCCGAGAAGGTCCGGCCATCGAACGGTCGCTCCATGATCAGCCGGGACGCCCTCAGCTTCTCGCCGTTCGCCGGGACGCCGCCCGAGTCGGGCACGACCCGGTCGAGTTCGTAGGTGAGTTCGGCGAGCGCCTCCGAGAAGAGCTGCGCGCCGCGCTGGACGACCTTCTCCCGGAGAGAGGTCACCGTGGCGACCATCTCAGGACCCGGCCGGATCGTTGTCGGAAGCGGAGCGGAGACGCCGGCCGATGTCAGGCGAGACGATCTGCATCGGCGTCGGCGGACGGTCTCCGCCGTTGATCGCGCGGATCCAGGCGTCGACGACTTCGACGCCTGTGTAGCCGCCTCGGGCGAGCTGGCCCTGCGAGTTGAACGAGGCGGTCACGCCCTGCCGGGTGATCGACGAGACGCGGGACGGTAGCTCGCACTCCTGACCGCACCAGGACCGAGCGAGCTGGCAGGCGAACACGGCGGCGGCGACGACGCCTCCCTCCGGGATCGGCTCACCCCAGGAGAAGCGGACGCCGAACGTGTCCTCCGCCGTGAGCGGCGCGGCGAGATCCTGGCAGCACGGCCAGACGTCGCCGTCGACCCGGGCGAGCCAGCGGCGCTCGTCGAGTCGGTAGGCGGACGGGTCGACCTCGACGCCGTCGATCGTGACCGAGAGGATCTCCTCGACCGGGTAGGCGCCGAGCGTGATCTCGGAGAGGCGAGAGCAGCCGCAGGCCCGGCCTCGCTGGCAGGAGCAGACACCCCAGGAGGAGTTCCACGCCCAGCCCTGGAGGTCGGGCGGGTAGCTCGACGCCATCCTCGGCCAGGCGGGCCCGCCGTTCTCGTAGCGGGAGCACGGCCGGACGGTCTGCTCGCAGAGCCCTCCGAACCTCTCGCCGGTCAGACCCCAGAGGATCGACGAGGAGAGGATGATCGCCATCGCTACCTTGTCGGCGTCCGGAGCGTCGCCGCAGCAGGGGCCCGAGTCGCCGAGGACGTCCTCGACGGAGCACCAGTCGTCACAGAGCCTCACGGGCGTCAGCGTAGCTGCTCAGAGGCAGCCGCAGGTGAACTCGTCGTAGAGCTGGGCGCCGACGCCGAGGTCGGCTCCGATGATCCCGGCGTAGCGGAACGTCGTCGTGCCGAGACCGTCCGTATAGCCCCAGAGGGTGCTCTCGACGTAGCAGGAGAGCCGACCTCCGCCGACGTTCGGCGTGAACTCGGCGCGGACGACGTCTCCTCGCACCGGCTGAACTCGCCCGGCGTCGAGGGTCGAGAACGCCGTGAACGACAGGGACCCTCCCGACGTGCGGACCACGGCCGGGTCCGACCCGGTGATCCAGACGACGCCGAGGACCGTCGCGTCGAGTATCTCGTCGAGCGGGGCGAGGTAGTCGCACCAGCCGACGAACGCTCCGGGCTCGTCGCCGACCGGACGGTCGACGGAACCCTCGACGTAGAGACCGGACGACGGAGCGCACCGGCAGGCGACCCGGTAGCCGAACCCTCCGAGGAGGACGCCGAACTCGGGCGGGATCTGGTCCGTGTGCCCGCTCACGTCCTCGTAGACGCCCGAGATCCCGGAAGCGGTCCGACGCCACCCATTCGGCAGCTCGATCGTCCTCTCGCCCGTGTCGGCGAACAGGAGCCGACCCTCAGCGCCACCCGCCGACGTCGCGACGATCGGAGCCCGGTCGGTACAGGACGGCGTCGAGGCGGAGCCGCATGAGCGGCAGCCGCCGACGCTCACGACAGGCTCCGCGCCGTCAGCGAGACCAGCTGAAGGTTCCGGGCGACGGCGTTCACGGAGCGGAGGACCGCCATCATCCGGAGGGCGACGCCCTCGCCCGGGAGGCGGTCGGTCGTCGTGCCCGTCGTGATCGTCTCCGCCGTCCAGTCGATGATCCGCCACCAGACGCCGACCGAGCCCGGGAGCAGCGCGAGCTCCAGGTCGTAGACGTTCCCGGCGACGAACGGGACGCCTGTGTCGACGAGATCCTCCGTCACGTTGTCCTTGGTCGAGATCTGCCAGTTGGTCTGGGTCTTGCCGCCGTTCACCGAGATCCGCTGGAACCCGGCGCGGTGACCGGCCGGGTCGTCCGACCCGACCGACGTCGCCACGTTCTGGTTCGAGAGGCCCACGAAGATCCGGCAGCCGGTCCCGGCGCCGCTCTCGTTGTAGGAGGCGTCCGGACCTCGGAACCCGCGGACCCGGAATCGGCACCCGGCGCCGACGTCCTGAGCGGACGCGCCCGGCATGAACAGCTGCGCCGTCGAGTTCGGTCCGGCGTCGGCGTTCGCTCCGCCCGACGTGACCCAGTTGTTCGCCCAGCCGAGCGTCGTATCGGACGCTCCGGAGACGGTCCCGTTGGCCTGAGCGCCGCCACCGATCGTCGCTATCGCCGACGAGGTCGACCCGACGATCGAGTGGAGGATCGGGGCGCCGCGCGGGTCGATCTCCTCGAACTTCCGCTCGTTCCCGACCGGGCCCACGATCCCGGAGACAAGGTCCCACTGGTCGGCGGCGATCTCGATGTTGCGTGGCGTGTCGAACGTCGGCGCCGCCTCGATCTCGATGGTGACGCCTCCGTCGAGCGCGCCCGAGTCGACCTGGACCTCGTTCTCTAGCACAGCTGCGCCGCCCTGGCTCTTCCCGGAGATCGTCAGGGCTCCGCACCGCTCGATATGGAACCCTCCGCCCGGGGCGTTCGAGAGCGAGCACTCCGGGAACGCGACCTGCTTCGGGTAGTCGCCGTTCCCGTCCGCCCGGATCAGGACCGAGAACTGCCCGGCCGAGGAGCTGTTGGTCTTCATCCGGGCGACGACGACGTCGAGGAGGCGACCCTCCAGGATCATCAGGTCGTGGGCCTGCGCCGTCGCGGCCGAGCCCTTCCCGTGCAGCATGAGGTCGTTGATCGTCAGACGCCGCTCCGTCTCCGAGGCGCCCGCCTCGTTGAAGATGTGGAAAGGCCCGTTGTTGTAGACGAACTCGAGCTGGTTCCAGGTCAGGTGGTTCGTCCCGTCGCCCGCTCCGCTCTTCGTGTTCACGGTCGCGGCGGCGAACCCGGAGCCGTCCCAATCGCCGCACTGCTCGAAGCGGAGATGGTTCAGGTAGCACTCCCGCATGAAGTCGTTCGTGCTCGACCCGGCCGCGCAGATCGAGAGGGCGACGCCTCGCATCAGCATGAAGTACGTGTGCGCGACGTAGGCGAGGTCGGTCCGCCCGACGAACCAGACGCCGTGGTGCTCGTCGCTCCAGTCCTCGGAGACGAACGTCAGGCCCTCGACGACGGCGGCGATCTTCCAGACGTCGAGGTCGACCGTGAGGTCGTTCACCTGGCCCTCGCCGTTCCGATAGATGTCCTCGAAGATCATCGCCGGGCCGTTGTAGGACGGGTCCGGAATCAGCTTGGTCGACGACCACGGGCCGCCCACGGCGGCGACCGGCGTCAGAGCGTGGAACAGCAGATCCGAGTAGCGGAGCCGAGCCGCGCTCGGGAAGAGGAGGACGCCTCCCTCGGCGATCGCGTCCGCAGCGGCCGCCTGGATCGCGTCGGTCGCGTCGACGAGCCCTCGCCGAACGTCGACCGGGTCCGTCCCGGAGGCGACGTAGTCCAGCACCGGATAGACGCCGTTCTCGGCGTAGAACTCGGCCGGGCTCTCGGACCGGCAGGCTGCTGGGATCACGTCTCCTCCTTCACGGGAGCCCGGCCGGGAGACGAACGGCGCTGGACGTCTCCCGGCGAGGGCCTACCGTCGATCAGCTCGACTGCGTCGGGACCTCGATGAACGCGCACTCGGCGTCGGGCAGCGTGTCGTCGAGGAAGATCCCGCCGACGGTCACGATGCCGCCGCCCGAGGCGATGTCCGCAGGCCAGTCGCCGTAGGGCCCGTCGGCGCTCATATTCGAGTTCTCCTCGCCGAAGCCCGTGAGGGAGAAGTCCAGGAAGTCGTTCTCCATCGTCATGTCGTCGAGCTGGAACTTGGCCCGAGGGAACACCCAGTGCCAGTAGGCGGCGGCGTTCCCGAGGGCGTCGGGCGTCGCCTGCTGCGACGAGTCCCACGCCTTCGTCCAGACCTCGAAGCAGACGCCGTTCGGGCAGTCGTCCGAGACGGACGGCAGCTCCCAGCCGATCGTGTCGCCGGAGCCCGGGGCGCCGGTCTTGGCGAAGAGCTGGCCGCCGACGAGCATCGAGGCGAGCTGGATATCGAGCTCACAGAGCGCCAGCCCGAGGTTCGCTCGCTTGATGTGGTCGCAGTCCTTGAACGTCTGGCAGACGGCGCCGCAGCCGTTCTTCTTCTCCAGGTCGTCTCCCTCGGACAGCTCGATGCCGACGTCGACGGAGATCAGGGAGTGCGTGACGTAGCCGTTCTCGGCTCCGGCCAGCGGCACGCCGTTCGCTCCCAGGAGCGCCACTCGGAGGGCGCAGACCTGGAGGGAGCCGTAGCAACTCGGGTCGCTCATGGGTTCGTTCCTCTCGGGTGGTTGGGTTCGTGGGTTGGTGGTGGATAGGTCAGCTGCTGCTCGGGTCGCAGCAGGTCGAGCAGAGGTCGATCTCGGCGGCGGCGTGAGCGCAGCCGTCCCAGAACGCGGCGACGGTCCGCTCGGCGCGCATCGTCACGACGTTCGTCGTCCGGTCGAGCGCCTCGCCGATCGTCGACGGAGTCGCGACGATCTCGTCCTCCAGGACGTGAACGAGGCCGGTCGCGTACGCCCAGGCCCGGTCGCCGGAAGCGGGAGCGGGTTCGCCGCCCGGCCCGGAGCCGTCGTAGCCCGTGCCCGGGACGACGATGTTGTCCATCACGTCGAGGAGCACGGTGCCCTCTCGGCGGATCACGCCAGCGGAGAGCCAGAGCGTCACGGTCCGGACCGTCGCGTGGATCATCCCTCGGCCCGGGATCGTCGCGGCGAGGTACTCCTGAAGCGCGGCGAGCCCGTAGACGAGCGGAAAGAGCCCGAGGTCGACGGCGGAGGCGGCGTCGGCCAGGTAGGCGTTCGGGAAGTTCGCCGCGATCGCGGCGGTCCCGGACCACAGCTCCGCCTCCATCTTCCGGGACTGCGTCGCGACGAGGTTCCGACGGGCCCTCGCCTGATAGTCGGCGATCGTGTAGCCGAGCGCCGAGCAGGTGTCGTGGGCGACCAGCTCGACCGGCCGGTAGCGGACCAGCTCCGGGCGATTCGAGGCGCTCGGCTTGTCGCCGGGAGCGTCGCCTCCCTCGCCCTCCGGGCAGGTCCACCAGACCTCGTCGTCGTCGAGGCACGCCTCCGGAGCGAACTCGATGCCGTTCACCCAGCGAGGGTCGACGCCCGTCGGCCTGACGGCGGAAGCGAGGAGACCGAGGCGAGGCGGGCTGGCCTGCGGCGCATCGATGGGCACATGTGCGTTCGTCGCGCCTGCCATAGCTAGCCCGTCCTCTCCTCGGTCTCTCTCTCGCTCCTACCCGGGAGCCCGTCAGCTGCTGCAGGTGACGGCGCCGTCGATGCCAGCGGCGTAGGAGCCGTCGGCCAGCACGGTCTGCGTCACCCAGAGGGCCTCCGGGCCGCGGCGTGCGGCCAGACCCTCGAACGTCTCCGAGAAGGTCTCGAAGTCGTTGGTGGTGTTCAGCGTCGAGTCCCGGATCACGCCGAGGTCGAGGGCGCCGCCGTTCAGGAAGCCGAAGTGGCCCTCCGCGAACAGCGCCCACTGGATCTCGCACGGCCACTGCGAAAGCGTCCCGTTGTCGGTCTGCTTCGGCAGGATCTGCGAGGTCCCGGTCGTCGGCGAATCGACGTAGAACGTCGGCGTGACGCCTGCGTCGGACAGCATCCGGACGATCTCCGCCCGGGCCGTGACGAGGTCGACTCGACCCTCACCGGAGCGGATCAGGTCGGCCTGCATGAGGTCGATGATCCACGCCGGGCCCATCCAGCGGAGACGAACGTCGCCGGTCCGCTCGGCCGAGCGGCGGGCGGCCGCGGCCCGGATAACCGACTCCAAGATGTCGCGAGCGGCGCCGAACACCTGGCCGTCCGTGACGTTCGTCGTCCCGGCGTCCGTCTTGATCGCGTCGAGGAGGAGCGTCTCGGCGAGGCGGGCGTGCGCCGCCATGGCGAGTGAGCTCCACTGAGCGACGTTCTCCGGGAACGCCCGCTGGCCGAAGTTGCCGAAGCGGAGCCGCTTCGTGACGGCGTAGGCGGTGAACTCGGCGAAGTCCGGGCAGTCGATCACCTGGATCGGCTTGTCGGCGGCCGCCTCGTCGTCGGCGTTCGTGTGCTGCGCCACGGCGGCGTCGGCGCCCGCGGTGTCGATCGACGAGAGGGTCGGCGAGACCGGGAGGCGAACGCCGCCACGATCGGCACCGAAGTCGGGCAGGGCGTCCCGGACGGGACGCATCGCCTCGGCCTCCAGCACCATCGAGTAGTCGACGGCGGACGGAGCGCACCAGCCGCCCGAGGCGACGATGGCGTCCGTCCACGCCTCCGGGTTCTCGGCGGCGGCGACGACGGCGTCGAAGCGGGCGCCCGACTGGCGATGGTCGAGGCCGAGCTGCCGGTCCTCCGGGTACTCGCCGACGATCGAGAGCAGGACGCGCTTCCCGGCATTCCGGCCCAGCTCCTGGAAGCGGGCCGCCATGTGCTCGTAGCCCTCCCGGATCGACGCGACCTGGCGGCCGGTGTCGGTCTGGAGATGGACGTTCGCCGGGCGCTGCGGAGCCGACGCCTGGCGAGGAGCCCGCGGGCGGGTCCGAGCCATGCCGGTCCGGGAGACGATCTCGGAGATCGAGGGAGCGGCGGCTGCCACGACGGCGGGCTCGCGCTCCTCGGCGCTCTCCTCGGCCTCCGTGGACGCCTCGGCCTCGCCGGACGCCTCCTCGGCGCTCTCGGCCTCCTCGGCGCTCTCCGAGCTGTCCTCGGCGCTCTCGGCGCCGTCCTCGGCGTCGTCGCCGGTCGCCTCGTCGCTCTCGGCGACAGGCTCCTGGTGGACCGAGCGAGCCAGCTCGTCGATCTCGTCGTTGCGCTGCTGCGCCTCGGCGATCCTCACCGCGGCGAGGGCCCGGAGGTTCTCGACGCCCTGGGCGATCGAGCGGAGGATCTCGACGTCGTCGGCGTCGTAGTGCTCGCTCTCGCCCGCACGGATCTCGTCGAAGTGGCGGAGCAGCTCCGCCTCGGTCTCGCCGACGGCGGCGTCGGTCAGCTCGGCAGGGTTCTCCAGCAGAGCGAGGAGGGTGAGGATCGGGTCCACGGTGGGCTCCTTGAGTCAGGTTGGTCGTTCTGATGCGATGGTCGGTCGACGCCCGGAGTCGGGCTCGACGTTCCGATCGAGCAGTCGGACCGCCCTGGCTCTGCCAGCGTGCGGACGCCTCCCCAGCGCCTATGGCGTCGGGTCGCTCCTCTCGGTGCTCCGCACGGTACATGCGGCGCGCGCGCCCGTCAAGCACCCGGACGCGAGAGAGCCCTCGGCGTTCCCCTTGCCGAGGGCTCTCCTCCTACGAGATCGTGCGGCGCCGTCGTCCGCCAGGATCGGCGCGCCGCACCACGGGTTCAGGATCCAGCGGCGCCTCCTCTCGTCCGAGCCAGCTCGGGTAGCGGAGACGCGAGGAGGCGGCGGGCGGAGTCGATCGAGCGGACGCCGTACATCGCGGGGTCGTCGTCCCAGCAGCCGACGCCGACCTGGTCGCCGCTCTTCGAGACGAGGCGGAGGACGTTCCAGCGGCCGGTCTCGATCGCCCGGCCCCAGCTGATCCGGAGCCCGAACGTCCGGCGCGCCCGAGGCTCGAACGTCTCCAGGTCCCACTCGTCGCCGCAGACCGGGCAGACGGCGAACTCGGGCGCGGCGTTCTCGTCGAGCGGGCCGCAGCCGTGCGGGCAGACCCAGCAGTCGTAGAGGGCCGTCAGCCCGACGACTCGGAGTAGCCGAGCGCCTCGGCCTCCTCCTCCGTCTCGATGAACCCGGAGAAGTCGGTCCGCTCGACCGTCCAGCCGTGGCGCTGGCCGATCTCCTGGAGCTGCCGGAACGCCGTCGGGACCGTCGTCGTGCTCATCGGTCGCTCCTCGCCCGGATCGAGGCTATGTCCGCCCGTGCCTTCTCGACGTCGACGCGCCGCAGGACGGGCAGCGCCCCTGGAACTCGTACCCGGGCCTCACCGGGAGAGACGAGCGCCGAGCGCCTCGGCCGCCTGGCTCCCGAGCCCGAGAACGGCGAGGGTCGCCTCGACGTTCCGGAGGCGGCGCTCCAGAGCGTCCGATCCGTGGCCGTGCGCCTGCGTGCGCTCTCCGCCGCAGCCGCAGGAGGCGGAGGCAGCCGCCGCAGCGCCAGCGGCGACGAGCGCCGTCTGCTCGCCCGAGGCGAGGAGCGTCTGAGCCCGCGGTACCGGGAAGCCCGGCGTGTTCACGGCGAGGATGCGGACGAGTTCGAGGTTGCCTCCGAGGCGCCGCCAGTCGCCGGACCCGGCCGCCGCCATGAGGACACGGAGCTGGTCTCGGGTCACGTTCGGCGAGCGGACGCCCGCGACCCAGATGCCGTGGTCGTCCTCGCCCGCGGCGAGCTGCGCCGCCTGCGTGCCCGTGTCGTCGTAGTGGGCGACCGCCTGCGTCGGCGAGACGTCGAGCGTCGCGTGGCCCGTGTTCATCGTCAGCGAGCCGACCGGGACGCGGGTGCCGTCGGCGCAGACGATCTCGCCCGTCCGGAAGTAGGCATAGCTCGTCATCGAGCGAGGAGGCGTCACGCAGACGTCCGTCCTCCCGATGTGGCAAGTACCCCAGAGAGCGATGTGCCCGAACACCCGGCCGCTCTCCTCAAACGTGAGCGGCGTCGGCTCGTCGAGGCCCGGGTCCTCGAACCAGTCGCGCGGCGGGTCGAGGGAGAGCGACTCGCCGTCCGAACCCTCGATCGACCGCTCGGGCTCCCGTACCTCGACGACGCCCGACGCGACGATCGACCGGAGCTGCTCGTCCGATGAGCTCGCCGGGTCTCCGCCGACGGAGATCGAGCGGGCGTCCTCCATCGCCTGGAACGACGTGAACGTCGCCGCGCCGATCCGGAAGCGGAGGAAGCGGACCTGGTAGTCGAGACAGAACTCGGGATCCTCCGGGTCCGACTCGACGCACTCGAACTCGACGGCGAGGTCGCCCAGCTCGGCGGAGACGCCACGGAGGAAGCCGTTGTGGACCTCGCGGGCGGCGCGGCGGCCGGGCGCCTCCGGGTCGACGAGGACGCCGTCGGCGTCGAGGCCGAGGTCGAACTGGACGAGCCCGACGATCACGTCGCCCGTGTCGCCGACAGCGGCGGCGTAGGTCTCTGGGAGGTTCTCCGGGTCGAGGAGCGCCTCCAGGGCCTCGACGCTCTCCGCCCGGTCGATCCGCACGATCTGGCCGACGCGCTGGTCCGGGTCGTGGTTGAGGGTCATCGTGAGCGGAGGCTCCCTCCAGGTGCCGCCTCCCGGGGCGAACCAGCGGCCGTCGGACGTGTCGACGCCTTCCCGCATGATCGAGACGACGGCGAACTCCGGGAGGGTCGCCGAGGGAGCGACGATCGCCGCGGCGAGGGCGTCCTCTCGGGTCTCGTCGGCGAGGAGGGCGCCGCCCTGCTCGTCCGCCGTCAGGGCGAGGATCACCGGCACGCGTGGGCTCATACGGGACAGGGTAGATGTCCCGAGGCCGGGAGGGAAGGACCGACTACCCTCGGACGGGTGGAGACGCTACCCGTGCCCGTCCCGGCCGACCGCTGTCCGGCGTGTCGTCTCGGCGCGCTCCGGGTCAAGGCGTGGGCCTAGCTTCCGCTCTTCCGCCACGGCGGCCACGGCGAGGCGGAGATCGTCTCCTACCGCTGGTGCCCGTGCGGCCGGGTCTCGACGCCCGACCGGGTCTCCGTCAACCCGGCGAAGGTCGACGCCGTCCTCGGCTGAGCCCGGACCTCGACCTCGGTCGAGACGGCGGAGAGCATCGTCGGGTAGAGGAGCCCGGCCGCGACGGTCGCCGAGAGGATCAGCAGCGACGCGTGGCCGGAGATCCCGACGATCGACCAGCCGCGCATGTACTCGGCCGCAGCGAACAGGCGGGCGTGACGAGGTCCGAGCTGCTCCACCGCCACGACCGGGGCGAGTCGACGATCCGGTCCGTCGAGCCGAACCCGCGCCCGTCGTCGTCGAGGATCTCGTCTGACTCGACGGCGAGATCGAGGACGAGGGCGCGGAGGACGCCGTCCGGTCGGCGACGGCGCCGACGATCTCGTTGCGTCCGAGCGGCCGCCAGCTCGGGAGCGGGTCGAAGAGCCTCACGACGGCGGCCCTGCCGGTCGGATCGAGGGCGCCGGGTCGCCGCGGCGTTCGTAGCGGTCGCGGTACCACGGGCAGCGGACGTGCTCGGTCCCGTTCCCGTGGCTCCTCGGCTCCTCGACGAGGCGGGTGTTGCCGCAGTTCGAGCAGTCGCCGACGAGAGCGTCCTCGATCACGTCGCGGGCGAGGTAGGAGCCGTGGAGCGCGACCTGCCCGGCGAGGTCGATCCCGGCGCGCTCGGCGACTCGGACCTCGATGATGTCGAGGTCCGAGGTCTCGGCGTTCCAGAAGTGGAGATGGAGGACGAGTTCGTGGGTCGCGTGGTCGACCGAGACCGTCGTCGTCCGCGGGTAGATACGCTCAGCCATCGTGGTCCTCCTCGTCGATCAGCCAGCCGCCGCAGGTGTTCCCGTTCACGTCGCGGAGCGCGCCTCGGCGTCCGATCTCCAGCGGCCCGGCGCTGACCTCCTCGGCGGCCCGGCGCGCCACGCGGCACGCCTCGTAGGCGCCGTCGCCGTCCTCCTCGTCGAACGCGGCGCCGTCGAGGTCGACCCAGATGCGGAGCCTCATCGCTCGGCTCCCGTCGCCTCGGCCGCGTCGCGCTGCCCGGCCGCCCGCTCCCAGGAACGGATCGCCTGAGCGAGCGCCCTCCGCCGCTTCGCCAGGAGAGCGTAGGTCGTTGTCACAGCTCGACCTCCTGGACGTCGACGAACTGGTCGCGGCGGACCGCCGCGTCGAACAGCTCCGAGAGCGAGATCGAGACGCAGCCGACGACCTCGTCGTCGACGGTCGCCGTGACGAGGATCTCGCCAGCGGAGACTCGGACCTCCATCCGCTCGTCGGGCGGGTCGGGCCGCTCGGGACGGGCGAGGTCCTGGAGCGTCGTCTGGAAGCCGTTGCTGACCTCCACCGGGATCTTCTTCATCGGGTTCTCCTTGGGGTAGGTGACGGGAGGGACGTTAGCCGAGGCTAGGCGTCGGCGTAGAGTTCTGAGTGGTGGGCGAGAGCGTACTCCTCGGCCTCGGCGAGCGACGGCGGCCAGGAGAACCCGAACTCGTCGGCGGCGCGGCGAGCCCGGGCGACCATCTTCGAGTCGAGGTCGGCGAGCGTCGTCAGCCACTCCGTGCGGCGTGTCGCCGTCTCCGTCGGGTCGCCGGTCACGTCTTGGCGGAGCCCGGCGTAGACCGACTCGGCGATCTCGTCGGCGGCGTTGAAGTAGTCCCAGAAGCGGTACGCCCGAGGCGAAAGGCGAGTCGAGGCGCTCATCGAGCGACCTTCTGCTCAGCCTCGTCGAGGCGGACAAGGTCGTCGGCCTTCCGACGAGTCGAGACCGTTCCGATGAGGCGTCCGTCGCGTCGGACCTCCCAGCGAACTCGCTCGGTCGGGCGATCCAGATTGCCGTTCCTGGCGTAGGAGTGGCCCGTGACGACTCGGGTGACGGTGTACGTGCTCATGGTGGCTGCCTCCTTGGGGTAGTGGTTCGGGTACGGGTTCGCTGCCCAGGCGGCGCTCGCCCGCTCGTAGGTCTCGCTGCGGATCTCGGTCTTGGTCGTTGCTGCCATGCGAACAAGTTAGCCGAGGCTAGGGCGCCGGGTCTAGCCGGACCGGGGCGCGAAAGCCCTGGTACACAGGAAGTTCGGGAAGATGCTGCTACTCGTCGCCCGGGCGGCGGGTTTCCGCCAGCCTCGGGACGACGTCGCACTGGCAGCCCGAGTGATCGCCCGGGAAGTAGAACGCCTCCTCCGGGAACGACTCCGAGTTGGCGAGCGCCGGGTCGTCCCAGGCGGCGAACTCGGTCCCGTCGAGGAGTTCGTGCGGCGAGAACGGGAACTGCCGAGACGAGGCGTCGCCGTAGTCCCACGTGTACCCGACGACCTCCAGGCCGATCTCCCGAGCGAAGTCGGCGACCGTCTGCCCGGTCGCGAGCTGCCCGGCGATCCGCTCGTCCGGCGACCGGAACGCGCCGCCTCGAGTCGGCTCTCCTCGGGCGCCTCCCGCGACGGAGAGCGACTCCCGGATGATCCCGGCCGGGACGGACAGCTCCGGGTCGTACTCGCCGATCGGCGGCGCGGCCGGGCGCGGGTCGAACAGCCGCTGCGTCGCGAGCCCGACGAGGAGCGAGAGGAGCAGCTCGGCGCCCTGGTCGCGGTCCTCCGCCTGCGTGCGCTCCAGCCGGTCGATCTGCTCGTCGTCGAGACCGAGTTCCGCCAGCTCCCGGCGAGTCGTCGCCTGAGCCCGGCCGACCTGCGACCGGAACCTGGTGATGAGCTCATCGAACTCGGCCTCGATCAGCTCGGACGGGTCGTCGCCCTCGATCGCCGCGGTGACGGCGGCCGGGCCGACGAGGGAGGCGATCTCTCGGTTGGGGCGCCCGTCGATGACGTCGCGCCACGGCGAGTGCTTCGCCTTCGCGAGGCGGGAGCGGAGGCGCGCTCCGGCCCGGTCGAGGGCCCGGGTCATCGCGGCGTCGGCGGCGGAGAGGAGACGGTTGCGGAGCTGCCGGTCCCGGTCGGCCCAGCGGCGCCCGAGACGGTCGAGGCGCGCCGTCGTCCGAGTCGCCGCGGCCGTGAGCGCCTCCTGGAGAGCGTCCTCCGTGTCCGGCACGTCTCCGGTACCTCCGGCCTCGTCGACCGCGCCGTCGTCCGGCTGGTCGGTCGAGGGAGCGGCGGTGCGGCGGGCGAGTTCCTCGTCGGTCGGAGCCTCGGCCTCGGAGTAGCCGATGCGACGGCGGGCGGCGGCGTCACCGATGAGCCCGACCTCGACGGCACGGAACGCGTTGTCGCTCTCATCCGGGTCGGCGACGAGAGCGGAGGCGTCGTAGCCGACGACCATCCGGGCGACGAGGTCGGCCGGGACGTTCGCGGCGAGGAGCGCCGGGCGGAAGTAGCCGACCGTGATCGCCTCGACGAACTGGTCGGCGTCCGGCTGGACGTAGTCCCGGAACTGCGAATCGGTGATCAGCCAGGCGCTCCAGTGGTTCGCCTCTCCGAGCTGCCCGGTGAGAACCTCCTTCGGGAGATCGACGCCGTTGCCGATCCGGTCGATCAGGGCGGAGATCCGGGCGTCGCTGATCTTGTCGAACTCCCGGCCGAACGTCATGTGCCGGAACTTCTCGATGTCCTCCGGGTCGGCGCTGATGATGATCGGCGCCGCGGCCGAGGCGGAGCGCGGGTTCCCGATCGGCGTGATGATGTGCTGGAGGAGGTCGTCGAGGGTGATCGACCGCTGCGCCTCGCCGTCCGTGCCGTCCGAGTCCGGGAGGCGGCCGCCGTGGACGGTCGCTCCTCTCGGGACGAGGAGCACGCCGTTGTTCATCCGGGACATCGCGGCGCCGAGGCTCTCCTGCTGGAGCGTGAGGAGATGCTCGCAGTGGTCGAGGACGCCTGCGACGGGCGAGTCGGGCAGCGCCGAGTAGCGGGCGTGCTGGTACCAGATGCGGACGACGAGGCTCGTCGCCGGGTCGAGGCGGATCGAGTCCTCGATCCCTGCGCCCGGGTCCTGCCGGTACGTCCAGCGGCCGTCCGTCGACACGGTGATCTCGTCGATCGACGCGAACGCGAAGCGGTCCCGCTCCGCCTCCATCGCGTCGGGCTCCTGCCAGCCGACGAGGTAGCCCTCGCCGACCACGAAGCCGTTCTGGCCCCACCGTTCGAGCATCGTGCGATGCCCGTCCTTGCCTCCGCCGAGCCGCTGGAGCGCCAAGTCGGCGATCGACGCTACCTGGGGCGAGACGACCGGAACGCCGTCGACCTCGGTGTCGAGCGGGACGAGCTCATGCTCGCCCTCCTGGATGATCGCCGGGAACAGCGCGAGCTTGGCGAGGGACCGGCCCTTGAAGCGGGCGCCCTGCTTGATCTCGGAGAGCACGTCGTAGTAGAGCCAGGCGTCGTCCTGCCAGCCTCCGGTCTGCGACCCCTGGCGGCGCTTGAGCGTCGCGGCCTCCCGCTGGGACGTGAGGTCGAGCGTGCGTGCTGCGGCGATGAGCCCGGCCGGGCCTTCGCTCCGCCTCTTCTCCCGGAGGCCCTGGAGGCGGCCCTCCATCCGTCCGAGATGGTAGGCCCGGTCCTCGATCGGCCGCGGGTCGGAGAGGACGGGCAGGAGGGTGGGCTCGTCAGTCGCCGTCACGGTCCGCATCGTACCTGTTCGAGCCGAGGAGGCCAGCGATAGCGGAGAGAGCGAGAACGGCAGCGAGCGGCCGCCAGACGGACGGGAGACGCTTCCGGGCGGAGCACCAGTAGCAGGAGAGCAGCTCGGCGACCTCGTCTCTGAACTCGGGTCCGCCTACCTTCTCGGCGACGGTCAGCGCCGCGTTTCGAGCGTCGTCCGCGATCGAGTCGTCGACGACGAGGCGGGTGATCCGGAACGTGGCGAGGGCGTCGACCGTGAAGTCGAGGGCGTCGCTCATACCCAGACCTCGCAGCGGACGACGAGATGATCCGGGAGCGTCGCGTGGCGCTGATCCTCCGGGCGGGCCTCCATCGAGATCGCTCGGACGCCTCGACGCTTCGCCTGGTGTCCCGCCGTCGCGAGGTAGATCCAGCCGACGAGTTCGAGGCAGCGGCGCGGGCACTCCCAGAGGATCACGCGTGCGGGAGCGTCCTCCCGGGTCGCTCGCCCTGAGGGATGATCAGGCGTAGGTGGCACGGATCTCCTCGACCGCTCGGGCGGCGCCGCCGCCGTCTCGTTCACCGTACAGCAGGCAGGCGATCTCGTCGCGGCGTTCGGCCCACTCGTCGGCGTCGAGGGCCCGCTCGATCGCGTCGGCGAGCTGGGTCGGGTCGTCGACCTGCGGGCCGACGTCGGCGAACTCCCAGAAGCGGAGCCCGTGGTCGACGTCGCGGCGGTACCGCTTCGAGTTCACGACGACGACCGGGACGTCGAGCGCCGCGGCCTCCCACATCGCCGACGTGTTGTCTGCGACGAGCACCCGCGCCCGGGCTAGGGCGTCTCGGAGTTCTCGGACGGGCTCGATCCCGGCGCCCCGGTAGAACGACTCGAAGTGGCTCCAGCCTCTCGGGTGGCCGTGCCCGACGACCGGCCAGCGGCCGGACGACGCGAGCGCCTCGACCTCGACGGCGTACTCCGGGAACGCCGAGCCCGACTCCGGGACCGACTGAGCGAGCGGAGGCTGCCAGTGCCAAGCGAACACGACGGCGTCCCGGTCGGCCGGGTCCGAGCGGTAGCTGTCCAGCTTCGGGCAGCCGACGGCGAGAGCCCGGGCGTTCGGATAGACGTTCGCGTTGCGGTAGGCCACGACCTCGTTCGGGCAGAGGAAGCAGTCGACGGTCCCGCGCTCGGTGCCTCCGGCGTGGTACGGGAGCGTGGCCGCCGTTCCGCCGTCGCCGCCGTAGTGCTGCCCGGCGCCGTGCTCGACGAGGACCGCTCGACGTCGAGGCCCGAGCGAGACGAGGTCCGAGTACGAGGCGACGACCCACGGCGGCTGCTTCCCGTCGAGGAGCGTGCGCCGCATCGGCATCGTGCCTCGGTGGAGACGGGCGGAGACGCCTCGGGCTCCGAGCCAGCGCCAGGCGTCGCGCGACGTCGCTATGAACCAGCCTCGCTCGTCCGGGTCGAGCGCCTCCCAGATCGGGAGGAGATGCTCGGCGTAGTGCCGCTGCGAGGCGAGGAAGTGGATCAGCACAGGTCTCGGAGGCGGGAGGAGAACTCGGCGAGCTGCTCCCGGGAGCGGTCCTCCAGCTCCCGTGCTCGCTGTTGAGCTCCACGGCGGGCGTGCTCCCAGGTCTCGTCGGACGAGAGGAGCGTCCCGAGGAGGGTCTCCCAGCGGTCGTAGTCGTCGTGCTCGGCGAACGCGTCCGGGATGCCGGTCTCTCGGAGGCCGGGAGTCGGGCAGGCGATCGTCGGGACAGCGGCCGACGCGGCCTCGACGGCGACTCGGCCCCAGCTCTCGTAGTGCGACGGCATCAGGACGACTCTCGCCTCGGCGTAGAGCGACGCGACGTCGGGCGTGTTCCCGACGAGCGTCACGTTGCCGAGGTCGGCCGGAGGCGGGACCTGAGCGGCGTAGGCGCCCTGCACGGCGAGGAACCTCGTCTCCGGGAAGCGGCGCGCCATCTCGTAGAACGTCTCGGCGCCCTTCGCTGGAGCGAGGTTCAGGAGGAGGACGGCGTCGTGCGGGCCGTCGCGCTCCGGGTAGTCGGCGGTCCAGACCGGAGGGTTCAGAACCATCGACGGGCCCTCCCAGCGGACCGCCTCGGCGATCCAGCGGGAGTTAAAGCAGACGAGCTGCGCCTCCGCCCGGGCGACCTTGTGGAAGTCGAGCTGCCGGTCGTTGTGGACGAGATGGACGATCGGCTTGCATTCCCGGTTGGCGCAGGCGACGGCCTGCCTCGTCGAGTCGAGATGCGTGAGGATCACGTCGACGTCCCGGTACGCCATCCGGGCTCGCCTCGGGTCGCGGATCATCGAGACCCGGACGCCCTGGAACGTGTCGTGGCGCCGCGGCGGCCGGGTCGTGATCACCGAGGCCCGCTCGACGTCTCCCTCGGCGAGGAGGTAGCGGTGGATCGAGTGGAGCATCCACTCGGCTCCGGCGTTGTGGCTCGGCGGGTACAGGTGGACGTGGGCGAGGGTCCTCACCGTTCGAGCCTCCACCGGATGATCTCGGCGACGGCGACCGCTCCCGCGATGATCAGCGCGCCGAACGCGAGACCGACGGCGAGGTCGGCGAGGAGTTCGTCCCGGTCCACGCTCAGCTCTCCTCGAAGCCGTCGAGGACGTCGCCGAGAGGCTCGGGCCTCGGGTCCGTCGTCTCGTCCTTCGGGCGCTGGAGGACGTGGACGTGGCCGTGGTTCTCGCCGATCGCCGAGAACGAGAACGAGTAGACGAGATTCGCCCGTAGCTTCGGGACGCGGCCCGACGGGTCGATCAGGACGCCGTCGACCTCGGGCTCCGAGTCGGCGAGACGGCGGATCATCGTCTCGGACGTGTCGAGCCCGGTCACGGCCCAGCCGAGGCGGACGAGCGGCCCTGCGATCCGGCCGTCGCCGACGCCGACCTCGATGGCGTCTCGCTTCCGCTTCCCGAGGTAGCCGCGTACGGTCTCGTCGAGCTTGGCGGCGAGCTTGGCGCCGGAGTCCCGGTAGGCGTCGAGGTCGGCGCCGAGCGGGTGGAGCGCGGAGCGGTAGTCGTCTCGGGCGGCCGCGGCCTCCCACGCTTCGGCGACGTCGGCGGCGTGCTGTTCGTTCACGGGTAGGTTCCTTCCGGAGGGTTCGGGTTCAGATCAGCCGCGACAGCCGCAGCTCTTCTCGGCTCGGGCGACCGCTCCGGCCGGAGCGGCGAGGGAGAGCAGGACGACGTCCTTGCCCTGCTTCTCGAACCCGGAGAGCGCCGCCTCCCAGACCTTCCGGCCTCGGGAGTCGAGCGCGTACGCCTCGGTCTCGGAGTAGACCACGCGGACCTTCTCGAAGTGCGAGCCGTCCGGCGTGTCCAGCTTCGCCTTCGCCATCATCGCCGTCGCCATCGGGCTACGCCTCGCCGATCTGCGTCTGGATCGTGTGCGCGAGGAACGCTACCCGGTCGGCCTTCGAGGCGATGTGCTCCAGGCGACCGAGGGCGCCCGGAGCCGACGCCGCCTCCTCCGGTACGACGCGCGGCCCGTCGAGCGAGTCGGCGGCCCGTTCGAGGACGATCTCGGCCTCGGCGAGCGTCGCCGAGATCCGGGTCAGGTACGAGTGGAGGTCGACCCTCGCTGCGACGTCGAGGCTCTCGACGGGACGGTCGGCGGTCTGGTTCGGGTAGGAGTCCATGCCGGGATGGTAGCCCGAGCTAGGAGCGGGCGCCAGGACCGCGCCGGGAGCCGCGGCCCAAACGAAGATCGCCCGCCTGCGCCGGGGCGCGTCCCGGGACAGCCTGACGGCGCTGAGCGCCGGGGCGAGGGAGATCCGGGACGGCGGCGGGGCGCGCCTCGACCTTCGCCGGGCCCGATTCCCGCAGCATCTGGAACGCTCCGGCGACCGCGTCGACCTGGTCGTCGTGCGGGCCCTCCGGGAACTCCTCGGCCTCGTCGAGGAACCTCTCGACCCAGGCGGCGTCGTCCGGGATCGTCACCCGACCCTGCTCCGCCGCTGTAGCGAGCAGCTCGGCCCGGACGGTCTTGGGGCCCGAGACCGGGTTGCCTCTCACGGCGGCGATCCCGTCCAGTTCCCGGCCGAGCATGTGCAGCTGAGCCTTCCCGGCGTTCCCGGGCTCCTTCTCGATCCAGACGACCGGGAGACCGTCGGCCTTAGCGATCGCCCGGATCCTCGTCTCGCGAGCTCCAGGCGACAGGCGGAACCTCTCCAGGTGCTCGATCCGGTAGAGGCGGCGGTCCGGGTCGAACGCGACGAGCGCGCCGACGGTCCAGTCCGGGTCCGGGTTCGCCTCGCTCTCCTCGCCCGACGCCAGGTCCCAGTAGCGGAGGCGGCGGATCGTCGCGTCGCGCGGCCACTCCGGGGCGCCTCGACGGAACCAGCCTCGGGCGAACATCACGCCGACGCCCTCCAGCAGCTCGGCGTCCAGCTCCTGTCGGCCGAGCCGGGTCCCGGCGTAGCGGGCGATCACGACAGCCTTGAACAGCTCGGAGAGGTTCGCGAGGTTGTCCCGGGTCCGGCCGACGGTCTCGATCAGGCCCGGGAGGGCCCGGAGATCCTTGATGAGGCGGACGTTCCTCGGCGTCCCGGTGATGATCAGTCTGTTCCACGGCTGGAGGCGTAGGCCCAGGAGGAGGTTCGAGACGGCGGTGTCCTCGTCGAGCCCTCGGTGGGCGTCCGGGAGCGTCGCGGGTTCGTCGATCCAGGCGCCGTGATGCTGCGGGCCTCGGAGCGCCGAGGGCGTCCGGCCGGAGAACCCTCGGATGGAGTGGCCGCCGTCGAGCGTGAGGGTCAGCTCGCCCTTGTTGAACGAGCGATCCCAGGAGCCTCCGAGGAGCATCGACGGAGGGAGCACCGAGGCTAGGCCCGACTCGCCCTCGAACTGGATGGTGAGGACGTCCTCCCGTCGAGGAGCTACGAGCGCCCAGCGGATCGGGTCGGTCGCCTCCGCTGCGAGTTCCCGGATCGACTCCTTGGTCGCCTCGGCGCCCGTCCTCGTCTTGCCCCAGCCGCGCCCGGCCCGGATGAGCCAGACGAGCCAGTCGTGGCCGTCCGGGAGGAACTGCTCCGGGCGGGCGACGACGGACCAGTCGCGTGCCATGAGGGCGTCGAGTTCGTCCGGGTTCAGATCGGCGATCCAGGCGTCCCGTTCCTCGTCCGTGAGGAGCGACAGCTCGTCCTCGATCGAGAGGCCCGGGAGCGAAGGAGGAGGCGCCTCCGGGGCGTCGTCGCTCATCCGGGCGCGCCCGTCCCGGTCAGCGCCGCCGACTCACCGTCCCGGCAGGGACATTCGCAGGCGGAGCCGTCCCGGCCCGTGCAGTCCTCATGGGAGCCCCAGAGGCACGGAGAGCAGCGGGAGACGGCGAGGGTCGCCGGGCGCGGCCCGGGCGGGATCGCCGGGATCTCGGCCTCACCCCAGCCCACCGGGCTCCTCCTCCTCGGGCGAGTCCTCCCCAGAATCCTCCCCAGCCTGTGGATCGTCGTCCGAGCCGAGGAGACGTTCCCGGCGCGCCGACAGGCGAGCGGCGAGCGCGTCTCGCTTCTCGGCGATCGACAGCTCGATCGGGGCGCCGTCGATCCCGGAGACCTCCACATGCTGGCGGCCCCAGCGGTCCGGGTGTCGGCGTTCGAGACGCCAGCGGAGCGTCGCGGCGTCAGGGAGGGTCTCCTCGGTGCGGATCGTCCGCTCGGTCACGACCTCCTCGCCCTGATCGTTGACGGCCCGCTTCTCCGTGATCGTCTCGACCGTGAGCCCTCCTCGGGCGAGGGAAGCGAGGCGGGCGACGTCGTCGACCTCGGCTGCTGCCTGCGCCTGGGCTACTGCGTCGGAGAACTCGACCCAGGCTCGTTCGTTCTCGGTCAGTTCGGGCGGGTCCTCTCCCTTGGCTAGGGCTCCCTCGGTGCGGGCGATCGCTCGGGCTCCTTCTCGGAGCCAGTGGTAGATCGTGTCCTTGTGGACGCCCGCGAACGCGGCGGCGGTCTCGACGTAGTTGCCTGCGCGGAGGGCGCCGATGATGCGGTCGCCGACGGTGATCGGGTCGCCGTTCTCGGTGCGGGCGACGACGTCGTGGATCCGGGTAGGGCGTGCCATCGGTCAGCCTTTCGTTCGGGTGACGAGTCGGGAGCGGTACGGGTTCGCCTCGGGTAGGGCGACGTCGTCGCGTCGGATGAGGCGTCGGCTCTTCCACTGCGAGAAGTCGGCCGTGTGGTGGTGGCGGCCGTAGCGGTACGTGAGCTTGCAGATGTCCGGGTGGAGGCGGACGATCATCTGGCTCTTCGCGAGGGTTCCCTCGTCGGCGTAGAACGCCTCGGTGTTCCCTCCTGGGAGGGTCTGGGTCGTGAGCTTGTACTGGAGGAACGCGTTGAAGAGGACGGTGCACCAGCCCTCTCGGAGGCAGCGGATCGAGAGGTCGACGTCCTCGTTGTAGCGGGCCCGCCAGCGGAGCCCGATGTCGTTCCGGATCAGGTTGCAGGAGAAGATCCGGGTGTTGAGCTGAAACGGCGGGACGGCCTCTCGGGAGGGTGCGAACATCCAGTACTGGGGTCCGGCCATCGCCACGTTCCGGTAGCGGAGGACGAACTCCTCCATAGCGTGGAAGATCGTCCCGTCGGCGACCGGGATGCGCTTGTTCTGGTGGAGGCGGGCAAAGAGGGTGATGT